TTCTACCAGAGTTCTTTTTCTTCGTTTACGTGTTTTCGTAACAGGTAAAATTTTTGAGCGCCAAAAAAACTTCTTGCCGATATATTTTTTACCAGTATCAATTTCAGTAATACAGTAAACAAATCCTTGAAACGATTTGATATCTTCTTCCGTAGGATCGAAGACTTTATTATTCATATACCAAGTCATTTTTAAGTTTTCGTAGAAAAAAGATATATTTCTTCATCTTCTATTACAGCAACATAATCTAAATCTGTTTTATCCAAAAATTCTAAAGCTGTATGAATACTGTTTAATATAGGTTTTCCAGCTACATTAAATGAAGTGTTTAACAACATATCAAAATGTTCAAGAAGCGAATAAACAAATGGATTGCTTTCTTTAGTTACCGTTTGAAGTCTTGCTGTTCCGTCAACATGAACAACTGAGGGATATTTTTTAGCTGTTCTTTGGGTTGCTTTAACAGCAAAAGACATCCATTCAGTGTTATCAAAATTAGTAGAAATAAAATGTTTATCTGCTACTTCTTTTCTACAAACAGGAGCAAAGGGACGATACCATTCTCTTTTTTTAATGTTAAGATTAACATTATCTCTGGCGTTAGGATAACTTGGGTCGCATAATATAGATCTGTGTCCCAAAGCTCTAGGACCTTTTTCTACATTTCCTTGTACGATACCTATAACTTTACCTTCTTTTAACTTTTTTGCTAGATTTTCTACTGTTATTTTTTCTGCGTTTTTATGTTTTTCCCAGTAATTAAAATGTTCTTGTAAACGATGTTTATCTTCTAAAGGAAAATCAGAGTAAAGTTTAAATTGTTTCTCAACATCTATTCCATGCTCTGTTAAATATTTGATCGCTATTCCCATTGAAATATTTTGATCGCCAGGATCCGGAGGAACAAATACATTACAGGATAATTGTTCTTTTACTACTTCATTTACTATGACATTAAATGCAGATCCGCCCGTAATAACTAAATTATTATCATGCTCTCTTAACAGTTTTTTTATGTGAGGCGTGGATAAGAATTCAACTGTAAATTCTTCAGCTGCTTTTTGCGCTGCGTAACAGTGATAAATTTCATTATCTTCGTTCCATATCTGTTTTCTTTCTACGAATTGAAAACTAGGTTGTTGTTGTGTTTTGTTTTCCCAGATAAGATTCCAAGGCATAGCATGAGCGTCATTCATAACAGGTTTATTCTGTCGCCACCTTAACATGTTAAACGTTGACCACATTAATCCTTTATAGTAATCTACTTCATCTGGTCTTTTTAGGCGATGACCATACGAAGCTAATCCCATTACTTTACCTGGATAATCTAATATTTCTGACAAACCCGAAACTTGTACATGAGGAGAAATATAATTCTTACACAAAAATCCTAAACAATTAAAAACATGACCATAACCATTTACCCGTTTATATTCTGTGACGTTATCAAAAATTTTATTTCTACAAGTGCTCATACCTGTTTTGGTATCATCTCCTCCACCATCATGAGAATATATTAATGCATTTTCAAATGGCGAAGCATAATACGCAGAGATTTGATGCATATGGTGATGTTGCCAAGTGGGATCGGAGTTTTGACTTCCACGGACTTCGACTAATTTAAATCCGTTATATTTTCTTCCCATCTCCTTGGCAAGAGCATTCCAAGGTTCTGCTCTATTATTAGGATACAGCGTATACACTACAAGTTTATCTGGAACTTGAAACCATTTAGTGTCAACAAGTCTAGACAAAAATCTGACGGTCTTGTCTAAAGTTCCGCTTTCATTTTCTGCAGAAAATGGTGGTAAATCTCTATGCTTAATTTGAAAAATTTTTTCCAATTCTGCATATTTGAATTCTTTAGTGTCAAAATTATATTGTGTTATTGACGCGTCATGCCCTTGAACCAAAAACCATATAATCATATTTAATCTTCTTTTTGTTCAACCCATTCTTCGTTCATATCTTCGCCGCACATAGGACAATAGCAAGGAAGTTCATTTTCATTAATTACTTCAATTTCTATCTGCACTTCACAAGAAGAACATTCTAACTTATACTTATATTCTTCCATGATGGTCCCTAAAAATCCAATGAACGTCTCGTTTTTCGTCAAATATTACAACATGATCAAGTTCTGTATCTTCAAGCATTTTTAATGCTGTTTCAATTTTATTAAGAATGGGTCTCCCACCTTCATTAAATGAAGTATTGAGTAAAACTTCACCGTCAACAAATTTTAAAGCATGATAAATAAAAGGTTCGTCAATTCTTTTAAGAAGTTGTAATCTTGCTGTACCGTCTTCGTGCGTTATTGCTTTTAAATTTTCTTGATGTTGTTTTTTAACAGTTACCGCATATGCCATGGTTTCCATATTATCCCATTTAATGCTATTAAAATATTTTTTAGCTTTTTCTTCTCTACAAACAGGAGCAAAAGGGCGATACCATTCTCGATGTTTTACTTTTTTATTTAATGTATCTTTCATATTTGGGTATTTTGGATTACAAAGGATTGACCTGTGACATAAAGCTCTTGGTCCAACTTCTATTGTTCCTGACAAATATCCAATAATTTTCCCTCTGTTAAAATATTCAATAGCAAGAGTTTTTGCGTCGATAGGTTTAGCAGCATAATATTTTATGTAGTAATCAAGTTTCTCTTCGTCTAACAAACGAAGAGAACTATGGTTTCCTATCTTGGGCATATTATTCTTTTCATAATTCGCCAAGAATCCTATTGAAAGCGCGCCATCCGAAGGATCAGGAGGAACAAAAAAATTTACATGAGGATACTTCGTTTTTATTTCTTCGTTAAAAAGTACATTTAATGCTCCTCCACCAGATAAAACGACATTATTTTCATATTCTTCTAAATAAGGAACCAGTTCTTTTTCAAAAGTTTTATGCATCACAACTTGAAATAACTTTTGTGATGCCCATGCCATATCTGCGTCGCTCAAATTCTGTAAAGATTTTCGCCATTGTTTGAAGGTAGATATATTTGATGTATGTTGATCCCATTCTTCTTGATTTTCTTTCCTACCTGTATAGAAATTAGATTCTCTATAGTAATCATATAATTCCAAAAAATTATCGCTATATTTTCCATATGCTGAAAGACCCATAACCTTGCCAGCATAATCAGGCATTGATGTTTTTGGAGAAATTATTTCCATATCTCTGCCAATTTGCGAATAACTTGTAACTATGTTATTAGGAATTACTTTACTGTATTCACAAACATAGTCGTTAACACCGAATACGTTACAACTTTCCCAATCTCCTCCGCCGTCATAAGTTAAAATTAAAGATTTTTTAAATGGACTTTCATGATATCCATATAATCCATGACAATAATGGTGTGAAGGGTTTCTATCTTTGATGATGTGTTTATTTTTTGCTCTTATTAAAGAAGATAAAATATTTACATGAGGATATGATTTAAAATAATTTCTTTTTACAGTGACATTTTGATATCTTTTAAGATATAAATTGTCAAAAATTTCATCAAGAATCCCAATGTGTTCTAAAAAATCATAAAATCCTTCAAAAACAATTCTGTGATTTTCCGCAGAATGTAATTGTACTCCTGGTCCAGGTATATGATTAGTCAACCAAGATTTCGGGGTTGGTAAAAAATGCTTTACATTAAAAAATTTGTCTAACGGGTAATATTCTGCTTTTTTAGACATAGGATCATTTATAATACAAGAAGCATCATGTCCTAAGTAAAACGCGATATTTCTCACTATGCGATCTCGCAGAAACCAGCAGCACATGCTAGTTCTTGAGATCCTACTGTCATGTCAGATGCTTCATACTCCGCAAGATCTGACCACACCACATCTTTAGGCATACGTAACAACATCTCTTTATACTCAGCTTCAGAGCAATCCTGGTACGGTGCCTGCTTGTATGTGTGTTCAGAGAAGGGTAAGAACGACACACCAGACATGTAATCAAAGTTAGCATAAACCCAAGCACCTACTTCCATCCACTCGTTCTCTTTCACAGAAATCGTCACAGATGGTTTGTGTTCACACCAGTGCTTCTGATAGACCAACCACATCTCCAGTTGTTCAATTGCACTCATGTCCTGACGGAACACAGCATTCTTATCTACCTTCACAGGGAAAGAAAATACTGATGTGTGCGAAGGGTTCATCTGATCGTCTTCAACAGGAAACCCCTTGTCCACCATAAATTGAGTCAATGGATCTTTCTTGTCACCACGGACTGTGCGAATGTAGAAAGGATTGTGACGAGCATGGATACCTGATGCGGCATCAACTAACTGTGACACCGTACCTGATGGTTTGACACAGGTGATAGCAACGCTCTGGTTAATACCGAGTTTCTTTGCCATCTCAGCATTGACCTTGACTGCTTCTGCTTTCAGTTCTTCTAGCAACGAGGGAAGATCACCGATCTTACCGTTGGTGAATTTGTTGTCCATGATACCAGTCATAGACACACCGAGCAATCGCTCCTCTTCGCAGTTTTTCTTCCACCCCTTGGAGATGTACTTGAAGTTAACCAGCGAAGACTGGAACGTGCCTAGAATAGTTGCGAGACGAACTTTTTCAAGTAGCGTCTCGCGGGTGTCGCTCGCACGAACCACAACCTCAGAGAGATTACAGAACTCACGCGAGCGAAGAATGATCTCAGAACAAGGGTTGGTGCCAAACTCATGGTCACCCACCTCGCGTCGACCAGACTTCTCTGCCATCATATTGGCAGACTGACGGTTGAAAATACCACGCTCTCCTGATTTGGAGTCGTATAGTGCCTTCCACTCGTCCATGAAGATACCGATATCTGGTTTCTCAGCATATGCTGCGCTGTTGTTTGCGAGTGCGCGTTGCCCATGGTCGTTCCACCACTGCCCCGCTTTCGCATGGCGCATCCTATCGTCTGACAGGTTAGACAGTGAGATCAAAGCAGAGCGACGAACACCACCCACAACCACGATCTCAGCAATCTTACACACGATGTCATGACACTCTACGGAAGTGAGTTTTCTCCCTGCCGCAAGTTTGAATGTCTCAACACAGAACGTGAATAGATTCTCCAAAGGTTCAGGTCCACTCGCACGACCACCGAAGGTCTTGAGAGGAGCACCTGACGGACGAACTTTGCTTACATCCCACTGAGGAACCTGACCTGCATATAGCAGACCCACCAATTCCTTCATTGCCTT